TAGCGCTTTTGCGTTAGCAGTTCCAGCCTAATAGTTGCCTTTTCCCCTCGCCTTAATCGGTGGGGGGATTTTTTACATCAAGGAGATTTATTATGGCAGCAGCAACAGCAGTAGTTTCCCGCAGGGGAAATGACCAGTTCCGTGGTCTTTTTACAGACACTTGGGATGTTTCCTGTACTCTTGATAGCGCTTCAGTAGCTACTACTGCAACCGCTACAGATACAGTTACAGTTCCAGGCGTTGCTTTGGGTGATATGGTTATCGGTATGGCAATTGGCGTTGATGAGGCAGGTTTGGTTCGTAGAGCCTATGTTTCAGCCGCTAACACAGTTACTATCGTGACTTACAATCCTACAGCAAGTTCTGTAAACTTAGCATCTACCACATTGAGCTTAGTTATCGCTCGTGCAGTAGTTTAATTAAAGGGGGCTAATACCCCCCTTTTTTTGGAGTTTTTATGGCTACTTTTAGATGTTTACAGAGTGGACAAACAGTCACTTTCACCTATCAACATGATATTGATAGCATGAGAGGTCATGCGGGGTATGTCCGTGTTGAGGATGAAAAACCTCCTGTAGAAGTAAAACCAGAGCCTGTCAAGAAGATTGGCAGACCAAAGAAGGTAGAAAATGTCTGAAATTGACCCAAGAGAATTCGGCAAGTTGGAAGCCCAAGTTGAGTCTTTACAGGTTGAAGTCCAAGCACTTCGCCAAGATATTAAGACGCTTTTAGAGATGGCAAACAAGTCTAAAGGCGGCTTCTTTGTTGGAATGGCTATCGCCTCTGTTATTGGCGGTGTTATTTCTTTTGTTGCAACCAAACTAGTAAGGTGAAATCATGTACGGAAAATCAAAGATGACCAGTTCTAAGATGCCTAAAAAAGATAAAGGTATGCCTGTAGCCATTATGGTTGCTGTTGGTAAGCCTAAAGGTCTGCCTGTCCGTGGTAGCCGTACTGCTACTAACATGATGAAGAAATCAGGCAAATCAAAATGAAACAAGGTCTTTACGCTAACATCAATGCCAAACAAGCACGAATTAAAGCTGGCTCTGGCGAAAAGATGAACAAGGTTGGCTCTAAGGCCGCCCCTACTGCTGCTGACTTTAAAAAGGCGGCTAAGACAGCTAAAAAGGCAAAGTGATGAGCAAAACAGCCACACACTATTTGCCTGATGGTAAGCCCTACAAAGGGCCTGTCCACAAAGAAGGTGGCGTGTTGATGACAGGTGCAAAGCACACTAGTACGAGCCGCAACCTTAAGCATACACCTTCTAAAAAGGTAAAGAAATGAAATCCCCCGCTTGGCAAACAAAAGAAGGAAAAAACCCCAAAGGGGGATTGAATGCCAAGGGAAGGGCATCGTATAATGCAGAAACTGGTGGCAATCTAAAAGCACCTGTAAAGTCGGGAGATAACCCTCGTAGGGCATCCTTTTTAGCACGAATGGGCAATATGCCTGGCGCTGAGATGAAAGATGGAAAGCCTACCCGACTTCTTCTTTCTCTTAAGGCTTGGGGTGCATCGTCCAAGGAAGACGCTAAAGCGAAAGCCAAAGCTATCTCTAAGAGGAACAAATGAGGCCAGTATCTGTTGGACTTAGCCCCACGGCAAATACATTGACTACTGTTTATACAGTACCAACGGGTTACTACGCCAAATTTACTGTCATGTATATCCACAACACTGGTGGATCTACAAAGCACATTACTGTTCAATGGTATGACTCAAGCACTGCTACTGCCTATGACATTCTTACTGCTTACGACTTTACTTCAAAAGCATACCTTCAGTTTGATGGTACTGCTTATATAACTTTAGAAGAAGGCGATAGGATTCAAATAACGACTCAAGCGGGTAGTACATTTAGTTTTATAGCAACCTTCGAGGTTGAAGGAGCACAACGAATATGACTTTCTTACAACTGATTAACAATGTTCTTATTCGTTTGCGAGAAGTCCAAGTCTCTACCAACAATGAGACTAGCTACTCAACTCTGATTGGGTTGTTTGTTAACGATGCCAAGCGTCAGATTGAAGACTCGTTTAGTTGGAACGTGTTGGGTCAGACTGTGACTGTCACGACTGTGGCGGCAACATACATCTACACTTTAACGGGTGTTGGGCAGAAGTTCCAAGTACAAGATGTAATCAACACCACATCTAATATTCCTATGCAAAACATCTCGTTTGTGGAGATGAACAGGTATCAAAACTTAGTTCCGACTACAAATGGAATTCCTCAATATTACGCATTTGATGGTGTAGATGCAAGTGGAGATACGAAAGTAGTTCTCTATCCAAGACCTGATGGCGTGTTTAGCATCCCTTTCTCGGTCACAGTACCTCAAGCAACATTAACTGCTGATGGCACTTCAGTGTTAGTTCCTGATACTCTTGTTGTGCAGAATGCTTATGCAAGGGCATTGGTTGAGCGTGGTGAAGATGGTGGACTGAATTCTTCTGAGGCTTATCAACTGTATAGGTCTATGTTGTCAGACCAGATTGCTTTAGAAGGCACTCGTTATCCTGAAAATCAGGAGTTTATAGCGATATGAGCCAAAAGCTGCAAACTGCAAGTATCTCAGCGCCAGGTTTCTTTGGGCTGAATACTCAGGACTCGCCCTTAGACTTGGCGGCTGGCTTTGCTTTGGTTGCGACTAACTGCGTGATTGACAGATATGGTCGTGTTGGCTCACGCAAAGGTTGGACAAAGGTTAACTCATCTTCTGGCAATCTAGGTGCTAACGCTCCCGCTGTGATACATGAGTTGGTTCAATCAGATGGGTCGTTGACTGTTCTGTTTGCGGGAAACAACAAACTGTTTAAGCTAGGTAGTGCTAACGCAGTCACAGAATTAACCTATGGGGGGGGTGGTACTGCTCCTACCATTACTGCAAACAATTGGGCTTGTGCTTCTTTGAATGGGATTACCTATTTCTTTCAAACAGGACATGATCCACTGATCTTTGACCCTGCTGTTAGTACTACAACATTCCGTAGAGTTACTGAGAAAACAGGTTATGTAGGAACTGTTCCTAGTGGAAACATTGCCATTAGCGCCTATGGTCGTTTATGGGTTGCAGATACAACCACTGATAACACCACTGTTTTCTTCTCTGATTTGTTAGCGGGTCATGTGTGGTCAACTGGTACTGCTGGCTCTTTGAACACCAATCTTGTGTGGCCTAATGGTGCAGACAATATTACTGGTTTGGCAGCGCACAACAACTTCTTGATTATCTTTGGTGAACGTCAGATTCTTGTTTACCAAAACGCTACTTCTCCCGCAACGATTACCTTGGCTGACACTGTAGCAAGTATTGGATGTATTGCTAGGGATTCTATCCAAAGTACGGGTAAAGATATTCTGTTCTTGTCTAACTCAGGAGTCAGGTCGTTTGCCAGAACAGTGATTGAGAAGTCTGTTCCGATTGGCGACTTGTCTAAGAATGTTCGCAGTGATTTGATGACAAGTATTGCTGGTGAAACACTTGCAAACATCAAGTCTGTTTACTCAGAGACTGAAGCGTTCTACCTTCTTGTTTTACCTCTTGTTAAACAAGTCTATTGCTTTGATACCCGTGGTCAACTGCAAGACAACTCTTTTAGAGTAACTACTTGGGACTCTATTGAGCCATCTGCATTGTTGTCTCGCAGAAATGGTGATTTACTTCTTGGTAAGACTGGCTATATTGCTAAGTACACTGGTTCATTGGACGACACTTCTGTGTATCGGTTTGAGTACTACACTAACCATGCTGACCTTGGTAATGCCAACGTCACTTCTCTTTTGAAAAGAATCAAAGTTGTGGTGATTGGTGGCTCAAACCAGTTCGTCACGATAAAGTGGGGCTTTGACTTTAGCACCAACTATTTGTCTACCAATGTAAGTATACCAACTCAAGGTATATCTCAATATGGCATTGCAGAGTATGGTGCAAACGCTACTGTTGTTGCTCAATATTCTAATGGTGTTGCTTTGCAGACATTGAGTGCTTCTGCCTCTGGTAGCGGTAAAATTGTCCAAACAGGTTATGAGTCAGATATCAATGGTTCTGCGCTATCAATTCAGCGCATTGAAATCCAATCTAAAGATGGGAAAACAGTATGAGTAACTATACACAAAGCACGAATTTCGCAACCAAAGATGCGCTTACCTCTGGCGACCCTCTAAAGATCGTCAAGGGTACTGAGATCAATACGGAGTTTGTCAACATTGCTGTTGCTGTTGCAACTAAGGCTGACTTAGCATCTCCTACGTTAACTGGTACTCCAGCAGCCCCCACAGCATCTGGTGGAACAAACACTACTCAATTGGCGACTACTGCTTTTGTTACTGCGGCAGTAGCAGCTTCGATGGCGGCTTTGTTTCCGATAGGCTCTATTTACATCAATGCGGGTGTTTCAACAAACCCTGCAACTTTGTTAGGCTTTGGTACTTGGACAGCATTTGGTACAGGTCGTGTCATGGTTGGCATTGATGCCAGTGATGCTGGACTTGCTACTGCTGAACAAACAGGTGGTAGTAAAAATGCCATCGTTGTTAGTCACACCCACACAGCTACTTCAACAGTTACTGACCCGCAACACAATCACGGAGCATCTTCTGGTAATTTCCTTACAGAAACAGGCTCTGGACTTTACGCCTATGGTGGCGCTGGCGCTAACATAAGTGTCGTTACGAATACTGCAAACGCATCTACTGGCGTTACTGTTGCAACCACCAATTCAACAGAAGGTTCTTCTGGCACAAACGCCAATATGCAACCCTATATCGTTGTTTATATGTGGAAACGTACAGCATGATTTCACACCACTTTAGTGATGGTTTGTATGCCAAGGAAGCCTCGTTTGAGGCGGGCACAGCCATTCTGAAGCATACCCATGCGTTCAGTCATTTGTCTATCTTAGCCAAAGGCAAGGTAGCGGTGATGAAGGGTGATGAAGTAGAAGTTATTGAAGCACCGGCGTGTGTTGAGATTAAAGCGGGTTTGACGCATGGTGTTAAAGCGTTGACAGATTGTGTTTGGTTTTGTATTCATGCCACTGACGAGAAAGACCCGTCAAAAGTGGACGACATTTTGATTGGAGTTTAATTATGCCATATATAACAGCAGGTGCATCTCTTCTTGGTGGTTTATTGGGTGGTCGCTCTTCTAGACGAGCCGCACAGATACAAGCTGATGCACAAAGAGAAACAGCAAGATTAGCCGCTGATGAGGCTAGATTTCGTCCTGTTGGTGTAACCACTCGATTTGGATCGTCTTACTTTACAACCGATCCTGTAACTGGTCGTTTAACAGGTGCTAATTACTCATTAGACCCTGCTTTAAGAGGTATGCAAAACCGATTCTTAGGTTTAGCAGAAGGTGGTTTAGATCAAGCGGCTGCGGCACAAGGGCAATATGCTCCATTACAGGGTGCGGCACAAGGGTTGTTTAGCCTTGGTCAACAGTACATTGCTGAATCTCCAGCGCAAGCGGCAGAGAAGTATATGCTTGGTAAACAAAATCTATTAGCTCCAAGCCGTGAGCGTCAATATGGACAGTTACAAACTAATCTGTTTAACACTGGTAGAACTGGTTTAGCAGTGGGGGGTACTGGTTTACGTCCTGGCGGTGGTGAGGGATTAAGAGCCTCTAACCCTGAGATGGAAGCGTACTACAACGCTTTGGCTCAACAAGATGCACAAATAGCAGATCAAGCAATGCAAGCTGGACAACAGCAGACTTTATTTGGTGCAGATTTATTCCGTACTGGTGGAAATTTAGGAAACCAAAGTTATGCTTTACAGTCTGCGGCTCTTGGCCCGTATGAGGCTTATTTACAACAAGCAAGGCAGTTGGAGTCTATGGGTCAACAACCTCTGCAACTAGGCATTGACATTGGCTCAAGGGGTCAGAGTAACGCAGCGGCACAGGCTATGTTAAGCACAGGGCCATCAGCCCAATCCTATGCAGCCAATGCCTACAACCCATTTGCAGACTTCTTAACAGGTGCTAGTAGAAACCCAGCGTTTCGTAATATGACTGGTAGTGGTGCTCAAGCAGCGTTCTCACAGACAGGTTTAGGTGGCTCTGGTTTTGGAACTGGTTTAGCTTATGGTAACCGAGACCTTGGTGGGTTCATTTAAGGAGTAAATCATGGCAACAATAATGGACACTTTATTTGGCGTATCAACTGAGCGTTTTCAGCAAGAGCGAGATGCAGCGGCTGACGCACAAGCGATGCAGTATGCCCGTCTTTCTCCTATTGAAAAGGCTAGTTTTGGAGTGCAACGTGGGGCTTATGGCCTTGCAGGTGCGCTAGGTGGCGCTTTGGGTGCGAAAGACCCTGAGTTAGCTCGTAATACTATGCGTCAACAGATTGCAGGACAGATTAACTTTGCTGATCCTAAATCTATTTTCCAAGGTGTAGATTTGTTAAGGCAGTCTAACGATCCGCAAGGCGCAATGATGCTTGCTGATGTTGGTCGTAAAGCAGAAAGTGAAAGAGCATTGGCTCAACAGCGCACTGCTGAAAAGATGACTCCAGAAGAAAGAAATGCTATGGCTTATGCAAGAAGTGTTGCAGAACCAGGCACTCCTCAATACAACTCAATTTATCAAACAACATTACAAGGCTTGATAAGCAAAGAGAAGCCCCCAGCAACCACTAATGAAATTACAAATGCTAGTCGAATAGCACTTACAGCAGGGCCAGAAGGCTCTCCTGAATATATAGCCAAATTTAACACTGAATTAGAACGTTTAACAACTAAGCCAGAACTTCGTCCCGTTATCAAGGAAATTGGAGTTGCTAGAACTCCTGGTCAAGAGGCTGTTTACACTTATCAAGTTGGAAATGGTGCTCCGCAACAAATTATTTATAAAACTGTAAATGGTCAACAAACAATAGTTCCATATTCAGGCGGTGTTGATAGAACAACTGCAACTTCTAAAACAGAAGTAAAGATGCCAGAAAGCGAATCTGAGTTTATTAAGCAACTTGCTAAGGAAGATGCCCAAGAGTTAACTAAAGCAAGAGGCACAAGTCGAGCCGCTGCTGACGAACTTAAATCACTTCAAAAATTGCAAGAACTTAATCAACAAGACCTTGTATCTGGTTCATTTGCAACCAATAGAGTTGGCGTATTAAACTTTTTCAATACACTTGGCATGGCAAGCGGTAAAGACATTAAGACTCTTGCAAATTCTGAACAATATTCAAAAGTTACTGGTGATTTATTGTTAGATAAAATTAAGAAACTTGGTACACAACCATCTAGTACAGATAGAGAATTTATTGCCAAAATTTTGCCACAACTTGAAAACAGTTCTGTTGCTAGGCAAGAACTTATTAACTACTTAGCAAACAGAGCAAATCAAGTTGTTTCGGAAGTAAGAGACATGGATATTTATGCTCGTAAAAATAGAGGTCTTGGTGGTTATGTGCCTACTATTCCTTTAGTTGGTCAAACATTAAGTGTTTCCACAATGTCAACAGAACAATTGCAAAGAATTGCTAGAGGACAACAACCATGACTACACCAGAAGAAGCAATAGCAGAGCTTAAAAAGCGTGGCATAACAGTTTCTTCTGAGTCAATCTTGGAAGAAAAAGGAACTACTTTTGATGAATTTAAAAAGATTGCAGAAAGCACTTTAAAGGGTGCGGTCAAAGGTACGCTTATTGATGTTATTGGCGGTTATGGTAATTTGTATGATTATCTGAAAGAAAGCAAAGATCCAAGCGCTTTCTCTTCTGCTGGAATTATGCGTGGCATAGCTAAACTTGGTGGCCCAGATATACAGCAAATTAGAGGTTATAGAGGTGCTTATGAAGCAGGACAATCAGCCGCACCTGCTATGGCTGCCACTGCAATGGGACTTCCAGGACTATTTTCTCGCTCTGCACTTGGAATAGCAGGTGAAGGTGCTGTTGCCGCAGGAACAGGTATGTTAGCTCAATCTGTTGCACCAGATAGCCCATTGGCTCAGTTTGCTATTCAAGCATCTCCATACGCTGTTAAAGGTGCGTTAGGCGCTACTAGAAGTGTTTTTAATGCTCCTGTAGGACAAGTTCCATCCAATCTAGATGAACTATTGCGTGTTGGAAGAATGACTCCTGGCGAAGCCACAGGAAGCAGAGTTCAATTGGCAAAAGAAGCCGCAACAGAAGTTGTTCCCAAAATTGAAAATGTTGGTAATTTATTTAGACAAGCACAAGCGCAAGATGTTGGTAGTTTTTTAGATAGATTATTTAACAGAACAACAATAGAAGCCGCAGATCCGACTACAGCATCAAATGCCGCATTAGGTGCTTTTGATAATTATGGGAAAGCATTGTCTACTCGTTTAAGAAACGATGCTCGTGTAGATTTCAATGCCGCTAAAAAATCAGGTGGCATGGTATCAACTGATCCCGTGGTAAAAGTTATTCAAGACACATTAGCGGTTATACCTCCTGAAGCATTGGATCAACAAACAATGAGGTCTGCTCTTCAGCGAATTATTGATCAATATGTAACACCAGCTAAAGAAGCCATTGTTGAGCCTTCTAAAATTCTTGGCCCAACAGGTGAGCCAGCTTTTATGAACATTACACCCGCTGTACCACAACAACTAACTAAGATTAGCATTGAACGACTTCAAACAAATCTTTCAGCATGGGGTGAAGCCGCCTATTCTGGCAAGGCTGATTTTGGTAAAGGCAATATATTTGAAGGCGTAGCCCCTGGTCAAGTCAAAGGTATAGCCATTAAAGTTCTTAGAGGTTTTAAAGAGTCATTAGATGATGCTGTTAACTCTGGAGTTGCAGGTGCTGATGATTTGGCAAAGGCTCGTGATAAGTTTAAAGGTAATTTGCAAAAGATTGAGGAATTTTCAAATTACCCGTTGACTCAATTTTTTGATGTTAAAGGGCCTACTTCACTAACTCCTGAACTTGTGATTGATAGACTGTCTAGAGCAAAACCTACTGAGCGTTTATTTCTAAGTCAGGTGCTTGCTAACAGTCCTGATGCAAACATGATTCTAGACACTGTTCGTAGATCTCAATTAGAGGAAATTTTATCTAAATCACAAAGTGCTGCCGCAGGAGCTGCTGAAGGATCTCCAACTTTAGATCTCAATACATTGCTTAAAGAAATAAATAACAAGAAAGGTGATTTCAATTATTTATTCCCTAATGCAAACGATAGAGCAAATGCAACATTAGCAATTCAATGGCTTCAAAAGACAGCTAAAACTGCTTCAGAGGCTTCAAAAGGCATTCAATCTGAAGCGTATGCTGGCGCTAGAGGCGCAGGAGCAACATCACAACAAGGTTTAATTGTTCGTGAACTTGTTTCTTTAGCAGATGTAATTATTAGAAATCCTAAAGCAATTGCTGATGTTGTATTCAATCCTGAAACTGTAAAAAAGATGGCTGAAGCACAACGTACAGGAAAACTTAAAAAGGCGGCTGATTTGGCAACAATGTTAGGCATGAGTGCGGCAAAGTTTGCTCCTCGTGTTGGCCCTATGCTAGAAACTACGCAACCTGAAGACACATCACAACAACCTACCAGAATTGATTTGACAGGGATGGCTAACATTGATAGACAACAAGCCATTGAAGAGCTTAAAAAGCGTGGCATTCCAGTAGAAGAATAATGAAAGATTGGGCTGACGCAATTATTGCAATAGCCTTATTTCTTTGTTTTGTAATCTTTTGTAGTTATATTGTTGTTTGGGCATTCCCGTGATCGCCTTTCTTTTGGCGGCAACCATAGAGTACCGATGTATTAAATGGACTTGGACAGGTGATGTTTACAACCGAAGGGTTGTTTGCCTGAAGTGGGAGAGAAAGAAATGATTGATCCAATTGCTGCTTTAGATGGCCTAC